CAGGAATCCAAAAGTCTCGTTCCGCTAAGTAAAGTTATAAACTGGCATATTTCCTCTTGACTTTACTTTATAAATACATAAGACTATGTGCTGATGCAAAAAAATAAGCTATTTATACATCCTAGACTTCATAGGATAAAGAAAGGTGTAGAGGTATTAAAAAATGAAGTCTGTTCAGAACGCTGTTCAAGATATTGCGCCAGAACTTTTTGACTGGATAGAGGTCTTTAGGGTTGGTACGCATATTGATAGCTATACTGGCACTGAAACGACATGGGAGGAGTCGGACCTTGATGCGATTGTTTTTAACTTTCAACCAAACACTTTCAGTGTTCCGGTAGTTTTAGGTCATCAAACCTCAGACTCTTCGCCGGCGTATGGCTGGGTTTCTCAACTTAAAAGGGAGGGAGAAGGACTTTATGCCAAGTTAGCCCATGTACTAGAAACTTTTGCCATAAGCTTCAAAAAGAAGCAGTACCCTAACCGCTCTGTACGCATCGATTTAACGGAGCGTGGGCCAGAGTTAGGGCATCTTGCTTTTTTAGGAGCCGTTCCCCCAGCCGTAGATTTACAGCCGGCACTCCAGTTTAAGCGTTACATAAGCTCACACTCATTCCCCGTTCAACCTTCAACTCAAGGAGATTCTATGTTGTTACCACCCAAGTCACCACCCAAAGATGAAGAGAAAAAAGCAGCGGATGTTAAAGCTGAGGTCAAAAGTTTGGATAGTTCCGAGGAAGAAGAGGAAAACAAGTCGGCATCTCCCGATGCCGCTATGTTTGAGCTTGCTATCGAAGAAACACCAGCAACTCCCCCTCCCACGTTAGCCAAAGCGGCTACTAAGCCTAAGCCGGTTGCGCCCGATATGGTTGTTATGAGCGCACAAGAGAGGAGTGCCTTGCTAAACCAGGGCATAACTTCAGCAACCGAGGCCATGCTAGCCAACTCACAGCTTTATATCTCTCAACTCCAAGCGGCTGGTAAAGTGACACCAGCCCTACTTGACGGTCTTGCTGAGTTTATGTGCTTTCTTGCCAGGCTCGACGACCCAAACCCCATTTTTGCTTATGCCGCGTCTGTTAGTCCAAACTTAGCGAGTACTAAACAACTAGTATACCGGGACACCACTGGGAATACAGTAAAGGCAAGGCCTATCGACTTCTTCAAAGCTTTATTAGAGAAGCTACCAACTCAGTTTCAGAACACTCGACATGACTACTCCGCCATGCCCGTAACCGACCCTGCAGAGCAGTTCAAAAACATCGTTCAAAATATAACTGCTGGCTACAGAAAGCAGGCGCCAACTCCATCTACACCTCATCATAGGGGGATTTAAAATGAGCATGAGTTTATACACCAGGGTGGACTTTCCATCCTCTGACCTCTTAGATGCAGCTTATCCTATCCATACGGATACGGCTGTTATAACTACGGGAAATCTTGTGGCCGGGGCTGTTCTCGGAAGAGTTGCAACGGCCGCTGGTACGCCGGCCTACGGTCTAACAAACGTAGGCAATGGCACGATAGGCTCTATAAGCCTGGGTGCGCAAGTTATTGGCGGAGTCTACAGTCTCGTGTGCAATATTGCCGGAGCTAGTGCCAAGTTTACTTTAACCGACCCTCTAGGCACCGTCCTTAGCACAACCATCGCTATTGGCTCACAACAAACCACTACTCATCTAGTATTTACTATCACTGCTGGGGGAACGGCGTTTGCTGTGGGAGACGTTATAACTGTTCCCGTTCTGGCCAGTAACTTTAAGTTGGCGGCAACGGCGGCAGTGGATGGTTCCGCTACGCCCGTAGCGGTTTTGCTACAGGATACCGATGCAACTTCCTCTGCACAAACAGCAAGTATCTTACTTGCTGGGAGAATAAATGCTCGTAAACTTTCCTATGGAACGGGGCACAGTCTAGGCACCGTAAAATGGCCACTTCGTGCGCTAGGCATCCATGTTGTAACGTTTCAAGGTTAGAGAGGACTACGTATGACACTTCAAGAGTTGCTGTTAAGCCCCATCACATTACTTACTGCAGTTAAGACCATTCCCCATAACCCAACTTTTTTTAGAGACTTCTTGTTTAAAGAAACACAACAGTCTCAAACGCTGTCAGTTGCTATCGATGAACTTGTGGGTAACCGCAGGCTTGCACCGTTTGTTTCTGGGCAGGCAATAGCCCCCAGTGTCCAGAAAATGCCTTTCAGCACAAAGATATACTACCCTCCTCTCATCAAGGCGAAAAAGAACCTCCAGGCGTTGGAGGCACTGAACCGCCTACCCGGCGAGTTGCCATTTACAACGGGGGCGGCTTTTGATCAGCAACAGCGGGCTATGGAACTGCTCGGTTGGGAGTTACAATCCCTCAGTGACAGCATTTCTCGCACCGAAGAGTGGATGATAAGTCAACTACTAGACTCTGGCCAACTATCTATAGTTGGCGAGGGTATCGATAAAGTTGTGGACTATGAGATGCCGGCATCTCATAAGCTCACACTTACTGGCAATGACCTTTTCACCAACTCTAGCAGCGACCCCGTTGCTCTTTTCACTTCGTGGCAACGCTTGATCCAGCAGGATGGAAAGATGGGCCCCGCCGACTTTGCTATCATGGGACGAAACGTACGCGACGCTTTTTTGTCTCATCCAAAAATATCCGCCAATGCCACGTCTCTCCTTAACACGTTGCGTGTTGACTTAGGCGTTATAAATCCCGCCATGCTCCCAACTGGAGCTGAGTTTTTGGGCACATTGCGCGGTATGGGAGGACTCAACTTGTATGCTTACAACGAGTATTACGAAGATGATAGTGGCGTAACGCATGACATGATGCCGGCCGATAAAATCTTCATTGGGTTTAGTCGTGCTCGCAATATTTTTGCCTACGGAGCCATACAAGACCTACAAAGCCCAGCCTCGATGTCAAATACGTCTCGCATACCAACCGGGCTTCCATCTTTACCGAGAAATAACTTGTATGCCATGTCGCGGTTCCCCAAAACTTGGTTTACTGAAGAGCCGTCTGCACAGATATTGATGATACAGTCGGCACCGCTACCCATCATGTCTCAGCCGGCGTGTTTTGCTAGTATTAAAGCCGTTTAGGGATATGCCAGTATGTATATGTATACGTCACCATTGGCTATGATGCAACAGTTTGGGCTTCAAAGACTTACGAAGTATTCATCCCCCATTGATGCGGTAGTCATAAAAGTAGTTCAGGCTAACGTGTTACTGGCGTTCATCAGTGGTGCCGATACTTCTTCTTTTCCTACTGAGCAAGTAGAGTTGGGACGAGCCGCGCTTGGTAGGATAGAGAAAAGTATAGAAGCTGCAGAGAGTATCGTGAGTACTTACCTCCTTCGTCGTTACGACATACCGTTGGAAGATAAACTTTTAGCGGCAAACTTGGAGATGCTAAAGAAACACACCAACTTTATCGCTCGCTATCTTTTAGCGGCTCATAAACCGAGTGTTTCGATAAAAGCTGCTTACGACACAAGTATAAGTTACTTAGATGATATCACTAATGCGAGGCGTGGTGGACTTAGTTTGGGAGACACTCCGATAGTAGATATACCCCCCCAACTAGACATCACGCCACCGTTCTCACTTAGGCAAGCCAGGAGTAGTATTGCATGGCAAAAATACAGGTAAGAGTAGAGTCTGCCAAAGCAAGAGATAAGGTTAAAAACCTAAACTCACTTATGCTCGGACTCACTTATGCGTTTACCGAACTTGGGGAGTACATCCTGACGGAGACCGATATGCGTTTTGATCGGGGCGTTGACCCAACTGGAAAGCCTTGGCTAGTATCAAAAAGGGCTATGAAGGATGGAGGGAAGACACTCGTAGACCATGCTATCTTAAGGCAAAGCGTCAACTACAACGCAACGCACGATAGCGTGGAAGTTGGTGTTGGCAACTTTCCGGTGTATGCACGCATACACCAAAAAGGGGGTCGAACTGGCAAAGGTCATCGCGTCCTCTTACCAGCTAGGCCATATCTTGGTATAACTGAGGACGATAAGCTTGAAGCGCGAAATATCATCTTACGCTTCTTGCGTTTAAAGGGGGCGAAATGACAGCAATAGTTACTGACTACTTAAGCACAAAGATAGTTAGACACTTACTGGGTTTTGAGACACTTCCAGTGGTCACCAACTTGAGACTTGCGCTTTACAGTACTTCAGAGGGTATCCAAACGGATACCCCCACTGGAGAACTAACAGACGTCAACTATGAAAAGCACGCCGTAGTCTTTACCGAGATCACACCGTTGATAGGCCAGCCTTTATGGTATGAGGCTGGCAAAGTATCACTCGAACTGCTTGCGGTGGACTAGGAACAACTATGGAAGTTTCTTTTATAGGTAGGCTAGCACTCTCTAGTGGGAACTTAGTTGCTAGAACCGACCCTATCCAGCCTATTTTTTTTGCTGGACTAGCTCTGGAGTTTAGTCCAAAGAGTGTGCTTGCCTCCACTGCACGCCGCAACATAGTTCTAAAACTAAGAGAAGATCTCTACGGAAGTATAAAAGTAGACGACTTTGAGAACGAAGTAAGTCAGATAGAGGGGACAACCGATTTCAAGGGACTGTTAACCGAAGACCAGGTTGCTAGCACACCTTCGGTTTTTGTTATGAGACTACGTACTCAGTCTACAGCCAATCAATCTTTAGGCTATGCTGTACGCCAACAAGTAGAAGACTTTTTCGGTCTTCTACTTGTTGCCGATACCATGACAGATGAGTATGGCGTGAATGCAATGGACATAATATGGGCACTTCACACAAAAATACTAGACTCACTGTTAGGCTGGCAAATTCCAACTACTGAGTTTGACTTACCTACTACCCCCTTAACTTATCGAGGAGGCGTAGCGTATGGTTCAAACCTAGACTCGTATCATTGGCTCGACCAGTTTTCTTGTACTTCTCAGTTATGTACTCATAGCAACCGAAAAAACAACATTTTACTTTAAAAGAGGAATTTTATATGGCCTTTCAAAACTGCGGTCTACGTTCAAAAATAATCTCCGTATTAACTGCATTGGAAGCTAATTATGGTATTGACCCTTTGGTAGACTACGTAACAGTCTTTGCAAATACCGGTGCCGACTTTAAGATGGAAAACGATATGCAGGAACGCACTATGTCGACGCCTAATTTTTCGCCAGTTGGTAAGGCAAGTGGTGTCATGTCTTGCACATCCACAATTCCAGTAGAGTTTATCGGAGGTGGTGTTGATGGTAGTGGTAAAGTACAAGCCCCATTTTATGACCACCTCATGCAGGCCTCTGGACTAGTCAGGAAAAATGCCTACTTATTGGTTTGCACTGGCAGTACTGGAACATGGAGTACTACAGAGAGCGTAAGTCAAGACGCTACAAAAGCAGTTCATGTGGGTACAGCAAACTTGTCTAGCGGACATGACTGGAGTGCTACGTCCCAAACGTTCTCTATAAACGTAAGCAACGCGGGTGACGACTTAGTAACGTTGGATAGTGCATGTGCTAGTGTTGCCGATGTAGTGACCGAAGTCAACTCCCAACTAAGCACCGCCGGCGTAAGTGGAGTAGAAGCGTATGCAAGTGGGAACTATGTTGCTATTCGTACTACTGCGGCGGGTGCTACTCAGTCTTTTGTTTTAAGTGCAGGAAGTCCTAATGCACTTACTACCTTAGGTTGGACTGCCGGCACTTACACGGGGACGGCGGCATCTAGCGGTACTCTTTTAGACTTTAAGAGTGGGGCGGCTGGCGCGGTGACGCTAACGGTTACTACAAGCACGGGAGAGTTTGGGACTGGGACTATAACGGGGGCTGGCGGAGCTTCCGCTACTGTGACTAGCGCTGTTGATGGCATAGCATATGTTCCGACAAGCAGTTGCGTTGATATGAAGTCTATTTCTATGCACTATATGCGTGACTCGATGAAACATATCTCAAGCGGCATACGCGCGGACCCATCGTTTACGTTTGAAGTAGGAAAGTTAGCTACGGCATCGTTTGCACTAACTGGAACGTACACTGAGCCGTCTAACGCAACTCTTCCTTCAGCTACTGTTCCAGAAGTTCTACCGACTCCTATGATGGGAGCAACGGTTGTTATTGGTGACCTTGCCTCTAACTTGCTATCTTGCTCCAAGTTGGAACTTAAGATGGCGAACGCGGTCGCTAAACACATGGACATAACCGACCCTAGTGGCATGTCAAGCATTGGGATAACGGGACGAAAGCCAACGGGTTCTATTGACCCGCTTGCACCATCCTCTCTGACGGATTTTAACCCCATTGGGCTTGCAAGAGCGGGGACTACTCTACGTATCGAGGCGTTGTTTGGTACAACGCATGGCAACCGTTTCAAAGTTGTTGTTCCATACGCTCAGCTAGATATGCCGGACTTAGCTGAGCGTGAAGAACTAGTCGCATACAACCTAAGTTTTACTTGTACCGGTAAAAAAGGAGACGACGAGTTCTATATTTTGTTTATTTAAAACTTTTTTAGAAACCTTTTTTTACCTAAAAAGTTTTAAAATTGTTATACTAAGTCATCACAAACATGTTTTTTTGTTGTGGTGACTTTTTATACTAACAAACAAAATGGAGAACCTTTTTATGCCTTTGACTTTCAGCAACGTGACTAATTTAAAAAATGTCAAAATCAATCTTAGTCGAGGTGAGGGAAACGGAGTTTTACTAGGCATCAAGTTTTTTGTCATGGATGCCGAGGAGTGGGGTGAATACATCGGGCCACTGGTAGATACAAGCACCGTCCTCGATGAGGACGGTAAACTTATCGAAGTTCCTAAGGCAAAGTTCATCGATACACTGCGATTTAACAAGGAAGCAGTGAAAAAGGTTTGCACGGAAGTTGTCGTGTTGAGTGAGCAAGGTCTAAATATAGACCTTTCCGTACCCGAAAAGGATAGTGACGGCAATCCCCTGAGGGACGAGAATGATAAGCCCATTACTCGTAGAGTGACTGCTCAGTTAAAAAAAGGTGACCCCATGTCACCGGAAGTGTTGGATGCCTTCTTCAGTTTTGTTACGACAGTCCAGCAAGTCATTGAATATTACTCAAAAAATATCATAAACATCCATCAATCTGACAAAAAAAAGTAAGTCAATATCGCAACCAGTTTGAGGAAGATAACCTTATTGAAGTTGCCAACTACTGGGCAAGTGGCCAAAGTGGCAATGATAAGGCGCTAGAGGATGTGGAATCCGACGTCAACCTCCTTGTTGACGCGGAAACTGCAGCCAAGTTGGCGGAACAACTTAGACGAGCGGCAACTGTCGATGAGTGTCATATTCTCCCCAAAAACTGGGAAACTTTTCTTTTTTGGCAACGAATATCAAGCCACTGGCTGTATGGAGCCATGGGAGGCATAATTGGCATAGATTGGTCAACAGTTTATGCCAAAATCAATATCTATAAACTTAGCCCTGAAAAAGAGTTAAGGGAACGTTATGGTTTTGGACATGTTACTCTTCTTATGTTAGAGGGAATCGAGGCCATGGAGCGTGAGGCAAGAAGAGTATTAAATGAGAAATATAAGTGAGGCATGTTATGATTTTTTTAAAAAGACTTTGGATACGACTAAAGCTCGTCATGGGCATACAAAACACTAGTGAACTCTTATACTTACTACTAGCCAAACTTCTTACACCTGACACTCAGTCACTTCTAGTTGAACTTATAAAGGAAGCGGCGCGTTTAGATGTTAGTAGCGCGGAGAAGAAGAAGTATGTTTTAAGCAAATTTGGTGAACTACGCTCTGAGCTAAGAGAGGATACGCTTAGTATGGCGATAAACTTACTTGTTGAGTATATGCAGGCGCGTGGCGAATTAAAACATACTACTTTAGACCAAAACTAGTATGATTCACTCACGTAAACTATACTCCCCTTACGATGCGGTACTAAGTGCCTATGAGTTTAGTGCGCCTTTCCCAACTCAAGAACTTAGTCAAGCCCTTACTGCTACTAAAGCACCCGTAGAGTTGGATAAGCGAGTGACGAGTATAGAGTCCGACCCTGACTTTACTCATACGCTTCCTTATGTGCTAAACCCTGACCCGGTACTGACCGCCTTGGGTTATTCCCAAACTATTCCAGTGTACGAGAGACTAGCGGAGGATGCCCATATCGCCGGCATTATTCAGAGGATGTACGCTGGTTTAGTGCGGTTTGAAACTCATGTTCAACCGGGCGGTTTGCGTAAAGTAGACAAGTTAGCGGCAGCACTATGCGAAAAAATCTTAGATACGCCCCCGTCCCCTAGCTTTAGTTGGAATGACTTGTACTTTAAAATATACGAATGCGTACTTTATGGCTTTGATTTAAAAGAAATAGTATGGGACTATAAGGGCAAATATCTTTTACCAGTTGAAATCGTTGATGTTCCTAGGCGACGTGTACTCTTTACTCCTTATGGACTTCCACTTGTTAGAACACGCAGAAATTTCTTGGGCGAGTCGCTACACCCAGCTAACTACCTCCTAACTCGTCATCGAGCCAGCGTGGATAACCCATACGGCGTCGCTGCTTTGTCGGCATGTTACTGGCTTGTGAACTTCAAGCGTATGGTTGTCGAGTACTATGTTAAGTTCATCGAACGACATGGAAGCCCGTGGGCAATAGCAAAGTATCCTGATGGGACTAGAGAGGAGAAGATTGATATTATTTTAACTCAACTTAGCCGCATGATGGACTCTTCTTGCGCCGCAGTACCCGATAGTATTCCCATCGAGCTTTTGCAGGCAAACATAGGGGAAAATACAGTACATGCTGGCTTTATCGACATGGTAAATGCAGAACTATCTAAGGCTATCTTGTCATCAACATTGGGTGTTGAGGTAACCGACCAAGGCTCACGTGCTGCCGCCTCAACGCACTTGGAGTCAGAGATGATGGTCACCGAGGCCCATCGTAAGATGGTTTCATCCACGATGAACCATTTGTTTCAGCTGGTTACGCGCTTTAACTTCGGTGAGAAGGTAAAAGTACCTAGCTTCGAGTTTTACGAGGAAAGTGAAGCTAAAAAGGTAAGTGCCGAAAGTTTTGACATTATCCGTAAATACCTACCACTCCCTTTACGCTTTGTAAGTGATAGGTTACAGGTAGAACTTGCTAATAAAGGTGAAGCGATACTGCCGGGCTACGAGGGTAAGTGGGACGATGAAGAAGCATCTTCAGATGAGCTTACTACCGACTTACCTACGGAGGAGAGACAAGTTGAGGAGGAGACTGCTCTACCAGAGGAACTTGAACATCGGACGGTAGCGTTTTCAGCGCAGCACGTTG